ACGTACTCGTTCTATGTTCGCGGCAAGGGGTATCTGCGCAGCGCGTTCTACTTTCAATTGAACCCGGTGGTGGAGAGACGCACGTCTGTAAACGGACTTAGCCGCGGCAATGCCGCTTATATGTATCAACCTATTTCGGAAGAATGGCGGCGTGTCGTGTGTACGTTTCGCGTAGAATCGGGGCGAGTCTTTCCGTGGTTCTTCTCTTCACTTTCGGAATCGCAGAGCACGGACGATTGGTTGGAGATCTGTTGCGCCAAGTTCGAAGAAGGAGAAGACGCCACCCCGTGGTGCTTGTCCGAAGAGGACAAAACGGGAACAGACGGACGCGACGGTGAGAACTACCATACCAATCTGCTCGACAATAGCGCCTTTACAAAAGCATTGAAGGGGTGGGATTACGAGACCGCCGCCGCTGAGATTGACGATACGACGAAAAGCCCCGTCCCCGGAACACGCGCGGTGCGCTACGAAACTCAAATGCTCAAAGGGCAGGCTTTCGCATCAATGAATCAGGAGGTCGGAAGTCGTTTACGGCCAAATACGACTTACACACTCAGCGCATGGGTCAAGACGACCCAAGGGATTGATCGTGCTTCTATCGTTACGGCGCACAAACCTCTTGATGCGATTTACATTAGTCACAGTCACGACGGCGAATGGACTCGTTATGCACTGACATTCACGACTCCCGAAGTGCTCAACGCAAATCAATGGATGATCCTCCGATTATTCAGACCCGCGACGAACGCAACCGTCTGGTTCGCCGCCCCTAAGCTCGAAACCGGAGACACCCCCACCGAGTGGACAACATCGGAGAACGACCGAAAGGGCAAGAGCAGCTACACGCACGTGGCGTATTCCAACAGTCCAGACGGCAATCCGTGTACACTCAACCCAAAGGGCGAAAAGTTCGCCTATCTCGGAACCTATACGGACGAGAACCCCGACGCATCTACAGTCCCCGCGCGCTACGTTTGGGCAAAGGTGCAGGGAGACAAAGGGGACAAAGGACGCGGCATTGAGCGCGTGGAAGCGTTCTACAGGCTCACGGAAAAGAACATCGCACCGAGCCTAAGCGAATCGGGATGGGAGAACACGGCACCCCAACCGACAAAGGAGCGCCCGTGGCTTTGGAGTTACGAACGCTCGGAGTACAGCGATGGCACTGCTGACGAAACCACGGTGCGACTGATTGGACATTACGGCAAAGACGGCACAAACGGCACGAGCATTCGGGCGCAATACAGCGCCGACGCGCAAACGTGGCACGACGATTTCGCCGAGGGCGATGTGTGGATGCGTACGGGCAACGGCACGACGTGGGGCGGGGCGCTGCGCGTGGTGGGCGAATCGGGGGCGGACGGCAAAAGCCCCGTTTATGATTTCGCCGCGTCCTCACAACTTGCCACCGCATCGGGTACGACCGCCCCGACTATTCGGGGGACGTGGCAAGACGCGCCCCCGACACTCCGCGACGGCGAGGTGCTTTGGTATCGGCTCACCGCGGCGAACGGCAAAATCACCTACGGCCGTTTGAGCGGAGAGAAGGGCAGAAATAGTTACACCCACATTGCCTACGCGAATAGCGCGGACGGGGCGAAAGACTTCACCTTAGAAGAAGATCTCGGGCGCGGCGGTGAAATTGAGTTCTCGTACTTCGGTATTTATGCAGACTTCGACGAGGGCGCGAGCCAAGATTACCACGACTACGTGTGGACGCGTCTGCGCGGTGTAGACGGCAAAGATGGACTCCCACCGAATGCGAACTTGCTCGACGATACGGACTTCAAAAACTTGGGCCGTAAGGAGAGCGCCTGGAAGATTGGTACACACGGCGAAGAACCCGTTGCGGGACGCGCCAACATCAGCCTATTCTCTTCGGCCGTCGATGGTTGTGTGCCCGCGTTGTGCGCCATCAACCCCGGGACGAAGGATGGCGAATATGCGCAGCTCTTCCAAAACGTGGGGCAACTCATTCCCGGACGCACCTACACATTTTCGGCCTATGTGCGCGGGGCGGACGTGGCGTGGCTGATCGTCTATCCCACGCCCGCCGAGCACTTCCACCCCAACACGGTGAAACAAGACGGCTGGACGCGCGTGTCGCTCACCTTCCGCGCCCCCGCGGTGCAAGACCCCGACGGCGTGCTGCTGTTGCTCCGCGCCTGGCACCGCGAAACGACGCCCCACACGGGCTACGCAAAGAGCGTGGTGTGGTGCGCCCCGAAGTTGGAAGAAGGAGACAGAGCGACGCAGTGGTGCCCCTCGTTCAGAGACCAACGCGGCGCCGACGGGTCGCCCGGGGTGCGGGGTGCGGCGGTGCGCCTGCTCGGCGACTACGACCGATTGGCCGACGGCACGGCCTTTGAGAGCGGACACGCGGGCGAGACCTATCTGGACGTGGTGCAAGTGCGCCAAGGCGAGCAAGTGCAGTTCTATCAATGCAAACAACCCCACGCGAAGTCGGCGGACAAAGCCCCCGCGGCCGACTCGGAATGGTGGGAGCTCGGCACGTATCAGGGCTTCGTGGCTACGGACTTGCTGCTGGCGCGGCGTTCGCTCATCAAAAATCTGCAGGTGGAGAACGTTGTCGGCCGCGATGAGCGGGGAAACGCCACCTTTGAACTCGACGCCGCGACGGGAACGGCCTACATCGGGGGCACGGCAACCTTTGCGGGCTTCATTCGTCGCCGCCCTGTGGTGATAACCCCCGAGAATTGGAAAGAATACGGGGGAGCAATGGGAAGAAACGGGGACGTTTTCTACCTAAACCCGTTTACCGTCGGCACATACGTCATCTTCCGCGGTGATTTCGGCGCGCTGAGGCCGACCATCGACACGAGTAATGACCCCTTGGGCGAAGGCCGCGCAGAACTCACGGAGGATAACAGCCACCTAATGCGCTACTACGGCGCACAGTTTATGGTCTTCAACGATACCCCGACGTCGCTCTTCATCGGCGGCATGACTATCGGCACAAAAGACACCGCCGTCTTCACCATGTTAGGCCGCAAAAGAGAGAACCCCCTGCTTTGGTGGAAAGGTGAAATCGTGAAGCCTTGGTGAAAACCCGAACGCCCGCGACTCGCACTCCACTCGATTTATATAACCACACACAAAAACCAAACCTCTATGCAAGAAACGCTCATTCATTTTGCCGAACAGCATTTGTATCTTCACATCGTGCTCATCATTTTCTGCACCGCGGCAATTCTGATCGCCATGGCGCTCGACCTCTTCTTCGGCATTCGCAAAGCCCACGAACGCGGGCAACCCACGACATCGCGGGGGCTGAAGATGACAAGCCGAAAGGCGGTGAAATACCTCGTCCCGTTTCTCGTGCTCTCGCTTATCGACTTCATCGGCTCCCCACTCTGCGCCGCGCCTTATTTCTCGATGGGATGGGCGGCCTGGTGCGTGCTGTGCGAGTTTCGGAGCATTCGGGAGAAGGCGTGGGAGAAAGCCGAAATCGAACGCCAAGACAGAACCGTGCAAGCCGTCATTTCGGAGCACGACCTTTCGAAGATGGCGCAGAAATTCGCCGCCGCCGTCTTCGATGAGGCCAAGAACCGCGACATCGTCCCCGCGGAGAAAACACCGGCGGACGAGAATCAAGAACCCGAAAACGCAAAACAATGACCATGAGCGACGTATCATGTACCCAAAAACGGCAAATCGGGTTCACGACAACCGAAACCGTTAACCACCCGGCGCACTACAATCACGGCGGCGCGGAATGTATCGACATAGCGCGCGGAATGCCCTTTTGCCTGGGCAACGCGCTGAAATACGTTTGGCGCTGCGGACACAAACACGACGGCACGCTCGAAGGAGCGCGGCGCAAAGCCGTAGAAGACGCGCAAAAGGCCGTCTGGTATCTGAATGAGTTTATCAAAGACGCCGAAGCGGGCGCGATGGACTCGTTCCTCGAATTGCAAACGACGGCACAAGGGAGCGGGGCTCCCGCGCTTCTCGACATTCCCCTTAAACGAAACCTCTAAATCACATAGAAATGAGAATCCTCCTACAACGCCACGCCCTGAAGGCGGGCTACACCATCGGACGAATGGAAATCAACGGCCGATATTTTTGCGACACGCTCGAAGACACCGACCGCGGTTTGCGCGAAAGCATGACAGAAGACGAAATCGCCGCGCTCAAAGTGAAAGGCGCAACGGCGATTCCCACCGGCACGTATCGCATCGACATGCAAACCCGTTCGCCGCGTTTCGGGCGCGTCCTCCCGCGTCTTGTCAGCGTGAAGGGATACGCGGGCGTATTGATCCACAGCGGCAACACGGCCGCCGACACCGAGGGCTGTATCTTGGTGGGCGAAAACCGCGAACGGGGCAAAGTGCTCAACAGCCGCGCCACGTTGGAACACCTGCTCGTCTTTCTCCGCGCGGCGCAGGCCGAGGGCGAAGAAATAGAGCTCACCATCACCCGCGCCGGTGCCTCTTCCAACTAGCGAGAAAAGCTCGGCAGTTCAACGCCCCGCGGGCAATTCTTTCCAATTTCGCGACGATTGGAAAGAATCGGACGCCAAAACGGGGAAATTCTCTCCAAATCGCGCCGAAAATGCTCCAAATGCTTTCCAACTCTTTCTAAATTGGAAAGAATTGCCCGCGGGGCGTTCTATGTTCACCTTTTCAAATTCCACCTTCTCGATGAATTACAACCACCGAAAACCTCCTCCCGACCCCTGGGCGTTGTACGTCCTGGCGGCCGTCGGCGCGCTGTGCTTTGCCGTCGTGCTGAGTATGCTCACGGGCTGCACGACAACGCGCACCGTCGAACGGGTAACCGTGCACCGCGACACGCTCCACGTTGTTCACCGCGACACACTCCGCGAACTGCGCACCGTGCGCGATAGCGTTTTTCTCCACGACAGTGTCTATTTTGAGGGCGCTACGCTTGTGAAGGAGCGCACCCGCGACCGTTGGCACGTTAGCCGCGACACGGTCTGGCGTTCGCGCGTGGACACGGTTCGCGCTGCTTCTCACCACGCAGACACGCGCAACGAGAAGAAGACGTCGCACGGCGGTTTCCTCTGGCAGCCGTTGTCGCTTATCGTCTTCCTTGCCGTGTTTGGCCTGATCGGCTATGCGCTGAAACGCAGAACGTAGACGAAAACGCCCCGCTGCTCGTGTATTGAGCGGCGGGGCTTACCTTTTTCGTGAGATCGCGAAAATGCTCTCCGAATACGTCCAAAACGCGTCCAAGATGTGCCGAAAAAGGACCCGCCACAAGGGTCTTTTGAGCGTTTTTTTGAAGGCAAATCATTGAAGATAAGCTCGTTGCGAATCCGTCCAAAATGCGTCCAAAATCACCTCTTGTCGAATAGCGCCATCGCCTCCGCCTTTGCCGAGTTTGCGATGTCGATATACGGCTTCATTGCGCTGTAATCGCTGTGCCCCGTCCATTTCATCACGATGTTAGCGGGAATTCCCATCATAAGGGCGTTGCAAATAAAGGTTCGTCGACCGGTGTGCGTCCCAACAAAGGCGTATTTTGGCCGCGTGTCCTCGATACGCTCTCCTCCTTTGTAGTACGTCTTTGTTATCGGGGTGTTGATTTCGCAAAGCTCACATAAAGCGTGGATCAGTTCGTTACCTTTTGAGTTAGTTATCCTTGGGAAGACGTACTCGTTGTCCATCCCTCGATATCGGTCGATGATTTCGAGAGAGTATTTGTTCAGTTCTATAGTGATCGTCGATGAGGTTTTTATTGTGGTAATTGTAATGGTGTTTTCTGACACGCTCGACCACTTTAGATTTTGCATATCAGAGAAGCGCAAAGATGTAAAGCAGCAGAAGCAAAAGAAATCCCGAACGAACTGCATACGCGTTGACTTCCCGATTTGCTTTTCATACGTTTGGCCGTTGTGGTCTTTCAGCAGAACTCTCGTACCTTTAGGAGGGAACTCGTAGTTGTAAATCTTCATCAGCTCCTCCCATTCGAGGAACACAATCGGATTCTGCGGTGTCTTCGTCTTTAATGAGAACTTTTGATAATCCAAATTTGTGTTGTAGCCTTTCTTCGTAGCCCAACGGAGAACCCAGAAGAGAGTCCCCACGACGAGTTTAACGCTCGAATCTTTCATGTTCTTTTGCTCTCTCAGAAATGCCACGAAGTCGTTTAATCGCTTTTCGGAGAGGCGATGAAATGTCAAATCCTTGTCGAACTCATCTACGAGGTTTACCATATTTCGAAACACACTACATGTATTTACGCTCCATTGATTTTGCTTTGGTACTTCAGAGTAGTAGAGTTCGAAATAATCGAAGATGAGCGCTTGCTTTCCTCCCGTCGTCTTTTTCCTCGCGAAGTGCTCTGCAAGCTCTTTCTTTATTTCGGCGCTTGTGGGCTTTATCTTGTCCAGCAT